AGTTTTATGATGGATCAACTATTAAAACGGTAACGGTAAGCTAATGGGAAGTTATATAGACACAAAAGGAACGACAATAGAGGTAATTGCGGGTGATCCTACAAACCCTGTAGAAGGACAAATTTGGTACAATTCTAGTAGCAATGCTCTAAAAGGATATAATGGTTCATCAAACGTAACCTTTACGGATTCATAAACCAACTTTTGACTAATGATTTAAAATCATTATAAAGGAACCCAATGAAAGAAAAAAGAAATATACAAGAACTTATTATACGACAAGAGCCTCATCTTAATAATATGTTAGATCCCGATCAAGTTAAGCAGTTCAAGGGACTAACGGAAGAGCTCAGAGACACTTGGACGAAGAAACAGATGTTCAGAACCAGCACAGAGATGGAATTTTCCGTTCTCAATGATGCTAGATTTCCAACGAATGGTGCTAAATATTGGCAATGTGTCAGGGAGCAAAATTCACACATGGAAAGTCTACTGCGCCTTTCCTTTGACTACCGTAAAAACGATATTACTCTTAAGAAATTAGAAAAGAAATTCGCCGAAGAGAAAGACGAATTAGAAAAAGCTTTGGTTCAAGTGGACATAGATGACAAAACTTATCTTAAAGCGAATTACCAACTTGAGGCTTCTCATCGTATGAGGGAAGTTAGTGAATGGTCTCGTTTTAAAAAGATTTATAATGATGGAAGTTTTGATGCTGAGGACGTGGATACTCATCAACTTCTTTCGTATAAAAAGACCATGAGGAATCGACAAAAGTCACTAACACCCGGATCCTCTCAAGCTGAAGTTTTTAATGTTATGGGCCAACTGGACACGATAGACAGACTCGTAAAAGAACAAAAGATCCTAAAAGACAAAAAAAAGAAGACTCTTGGTAAAAAATGAGAATCCATGAACCGAGTTGGAAGTCTTATATGGTACAGTCAACAGATCCTGTTTTTTCAATTGATGAATGTAATAAGCTTATGGAAGCTGGTCGAAATTTACCGCCCATAGATGCACAGATTGGAACAGCCACTGATCAGAAGGAGAAAAGTACAAAAGATCATGGAATAAGAAGAACTAATATTGCATGGCTTCCTTTTACTCAGCTTCCTTGGGTATATCCTCGACTAGAACATTGGATGCATGCTGTTAATAACAAGCACATGGGGTTCAATCAACTTCAAATTGGAGAAATGGCTCAGTTTACATTCTATTCTAAGAAGCATCATTATGATTGGCATTCAGACAGTGCTTATGAAATGTCAAAAGAACCTGTGGTTAGAAAAATGTCAATGATCACGCTCTTAAATGATCCCAAAGAATTCACGGGAGGGAAACTACAGATGGTTAATGATAAAAAATCCTTCCCCTTAAAACAGGGATATGGTATTTTCTTTGCAAGCTTTATTGCTCATCGGGTTTTGCCTGTTAAAAAAGGCACACGCACTTCATTGACGGTTTGGTTTGGAGGACCTCCACTCGTATGATGATTACAGAAACTCAATTTAAAGGACTTAAACGAGAAATTTTATTTCCCACTCCTGTTTATACAAAGAAGCTCCAAGAGACCAAAAAACTTAACAAGCAATTATTTAAAAATATTAAAGCCTGCATGAAAAAAGATCCTCAAGGTGTAAAAAAAACTAACGTCAACGGTTGGCACAGTCAAACGGATCAGCATAAAAACCCAGAATATAAACCTTTAATTGACCAAATGTCATTGATGGTTGAACAAATTTTTCAGGACTTGGGCTATCAGCCGGCAGTTGCACTTGGCAACATGTGGCTTAATGTTAATTATCCAGGAGGATTTAACATGTGCCATGTTCATCCTAATTCAACTATTGGAGGAGTTTACTATGTTAAAATTCCTGCAGACGATCCAAAATCTTGTATGTGGGTAGAAGATCCACGACCAGGCCCCAATTTACTATTACCAAGAAGAACGGAAGGCCTTCCACGAGAACTTTGGAGAGTGGTAGCGTATCCACCTGAAGAAGGAATGGCCTATTTATTTCCTGCGTGGCTTCCTCATGGCGCTGAAATTAATCAATCAAAATTAAAAGGAGATGAGAGCTGGAGAATATCCATCGCCTTTAATTTTTTACAAGTATGATTCAAACGATTTATGCAAAGTTTCCTCGAGAAAAGATTACTCATTTGACGCGTCCCGAATTTATCAATGGAGCGGAACAATCTTTTCATGACGCCCTAACGGCTTCGATGTCTAAGTATGGCTTTAAAGACCCAATTTATTGTTACTATAAACATGAGATTTGGGGAGGTAAAATAAAAGTTATTATAGGCAATAATAGAATGGTTGTGGCCAAAGAGCTTGATATTAAAATCATTCCTGCGATAGTCACCAATTTTAAGGCTGATGAATTTCCTCTGGAAGGACGAGTCCTTAAGACGGATGATGAGATCAGAGCTTTATTCCATTTACCCAAGCAACTTCAAATCAGACGACATGAAAAGGGATTCATCGATCAGATTACACCCCCTCATTTTCGAACAGTAATGGAGCATTATGTTTAAAGACTCAAAGAAAAAATATGAAGTTGTCCGAGGCGCTATTTCCTATGAACTAGCTAATTTTCTTTTCAATTATCTTCTGCTTCATCGAGACGCTACATCATTTTTAATGAGTAAGGGACTTGTTAAAGACAAAGGACCCACTGGTCTATGGGGAACTTGGAAAGACAGACAGATTCCAAACACTTTTTCCAAATATGGAGATCCGGTTTTAGATACTTTATTAATGAGAATGTTACCGGTCATGCGTAAACTTACAGGGTTAAATTTAATTCCTTGTTATTCTTATGTCAGGCTTTATAAACAGGGAGACGAACTTGTTCGACATCTTGATAGGGAAAGTTGTGAAACATCCTATACCCTTCTTCTTGGAGGTGATCCTTGGGAAATTTTCCTAGATCCAACAGGGAAAAGCGGCGTTAAAAAAGCCATTGATCCTCATACAGTCATTTTAAAAAAGAACCCAAACAAAGGTCGTTCCGTGCTTCTGAAACCGGGAGATATGCTAGTCTATCCTGGTCGGATCCTCGAACATTGGAGAGAACCTTTCAAGGGAGCCATTCATGCGGCAGCTTTTGGACATTATAATGACCAAGATGGTCCTGACGGAAGAAAGCGTCTCTTCGACGGACGTCCTTTGCTAGGCATTCCTTCCAGCAGTTCCTTTTAGATAATAAATTTTTAAGCAAAGTTTTACTACGCTCCCATAAAATATAGGATCCTCTAAGGAGTTGATCTACACCAAAATCTAGTATATTTGTAGTAGAAACGGAATTTTCTATGCTACAAAAAGTAAGCTTTTTACCAGGATTTAATAAGCAAGTGACTCCTACCGGCGCCGAAGGGCAATGGACAGGTGGAGATAATGTACGTTTTAGATACGGTACACCTGAAAAAATTGGAGGCTGGGACCAGTTAGGAGAAGATAAACTGACGGGAGCCGGTCGAGCCCTACATCATTGGGATGACAATGCGGGTATTAAATATGCCGCGATCGGTACTAACAGAATTTTATACGTCTATTCAGGCGGACAATATTACGACATCCATCCCCTTCGAACGACTATAGCAGGCTGCGATTTTACCAGTACTACTTCAGACACTGCTGTGACTGTTACTTTTCCAAGCCCACATGGGTTAGTGGATGATGACATTGTTAAATTTGATGGTGTCAGTGGGGTTACGGCAATTGGATCAACTTATGACGATGCTTCCTTTGAAGACATAAAATTTATGGTAACGTCAGCGCCTACTGCACTGACAATTACTATTACTATGGCAGCGGTAGAATCAGGAACTCAATTAAGCAATTCAGGTTCAGCTTCAGCTTTGTGCTATGAAACCGTAGGACCTTCTCAAGAAGTTGGAGGCTATGGCTGGGGAACAGGAACCTGGTCAGGATCAGCTTCAGGAGCAGCGACTACTACTTTAGGAGCTGACATTGCAGATACAAGCACAACATCAATTACTCTTGCCGATTCAACCGCTTTTCCTACTTCAGGAGAAATTAGAGTAGGGACAGAGGATATTTCTTTTACCGCTAACGATACCAGCACGGGAATTGTTAGTGGAGGAGCAAGAGGAGTTAACGGAACCACAGCACAATCTGCTACTACCTCACCCTCTACTCATAGTTCTGGCGATGGTGTAACCAATATTTCAGATTATGTAGCCTGGGGCGAAGCGTCATCAGCCGACTATACTATTGAACCCGGATTATGGGTTCTGGATAACTATGGAACAATATTAATGGCTCTTATTTATAACGGTAAATGCTTTGAATGGGATGCAGCCGCTTCGAATCCAACAGCGAATCGAGCTACCGTTATTAGTGGCGCACCGACGGCTTCGAGACATATGATAGTGTCACCGGTTGATCGGCACTTAATTTTTTTAGGAACTGAAACAACGATTGGTGACGCCAGTACCCAAGATGATATGTTTATCAGATGGTCCGATCAAGAAAGTACCAGCGACTATACGCCTTCCGCAATCAATACCGCTGGCACGCAAAGACTGGCCCAGGGTTCTAGGATCATGGGAGCGGTTCGAGGTCGGGACACAATGTATATTTGGACTGATGCAGCCATCTTCTTGATGCGTTTTGTTGGTCAACCCTTTACCTTTTCTTTTGAACACGCAGGAACCAACTGTGGACTCATTGGTAAGAATGCCTGCATGGAAGTTGATGGAACTGCTTTCTGGATGTCAGAGAATGGTTTTTTTCAATACTCAGGCCAACTTCAATCGATGCCATGCTTAGTTGAAGATCATGTCTTTGATGACATTAATACGACTGCTAGAAATCTTATTAATGCCGGACTCAATAACCTCTTCGGAGAAGTGAGTTGGTACTACTGTACTAATGGATCTAATGTGATTGATCGTGTAGTCACTTATAATTATTTAGAATCCGTGATGCTGAAAAAACCGATATGGTATAGCGGCAC